TTTGCACAATCAACAATCTCTTCAATGTCAAGCATCTCATCAAATACCTTTGATGGATTAGCATATACATTACGAATAATATGAGTATAAGAACGTGAATGGATTGTCTCAAAGAATGCCCATGCCATAACCAATGGTTCAATCTCTGGTACAGATGCTGCAGGCATAAACGTCTCTGTTGGGCCACGACCTTGAACCGAGTCTAACAAGATTTGACGTTTTAAGTTTGATGTAAAGATATGCTTTTCAAAGTCAGTTAGATTAGCAAAGTCAGATCGATCTTTAGATACATCGACCTCTTCAGGACGCCAGTAAAATCCTAGCATTTTTTCTGTAATCTTTTCTAAAGCAGGGTTTTGCACCTGGTCATATCGTGCAATATCAACACCACCATCAAAAAACATTAACGAATTCATGTGGGACTTTTCTTGTTTCTCAAAAACTGACATTCATTGTTCTCCTATATTGTGCAGCTATCGCAGTAATCATCATATTCAGCATCAGTACTAAAATCTGAACGTGTTAGTTCTGTTTGTGTATCATCTTTCATCTCACCAGATCCATCGTGTGTATTATTATAGTATAGCTGTTTACCACCATACTTATAGAACGTAACCATATCTGTAATCAATTGAGACATAGGTACTTTACCTTCATCAAAGTGCTCTGGATTATATGATGTATTAACCGAGATACCCTGATCAATATATTTTTGTAATACTGCACAAACTTTAAGATAACCTTCTGGAGACTTTTGATCCCATAATAGATCATACTTATTTTTAAGGTGATGATAGCCAGGAACAACTTGTGCCATAACTCCATCTTTAGAACCTTTATACGAAACTAATGCACGAGGTGGTTCAATACCATTAGTAGAGTTACTAATTTGAGCAGATGTTTCTGCAGGCATAAGAGCCATTAGTGTAGAGTTACGGATACCAGTTTCTTGTATTTGTTTTCTTAAGTTTTTCCAAGGCATGCGTTCTTTATGAGGTACTAGACCATCTACTTCTTTCTTATATGTATCAATAGGAAGAAGTCCATGATGATATTTAGTTTCATCTGATTTAGGACATGCACCTTTCTCTTCGGCAAGATCAGCGGATGCTTTAATTAAGTAATAAGACCATGCTTCTGCATATTCATCAATGACTGACAATGCTTCATCATCATACTTAAGTCCACGCTTTGCAAGGAAGTATGCAAGATTAATGATACCAATACCTAATGGACGACGATTCATTGTACTAATTTGAGCTGCAGCCATAGGGTATTCTTGGTAATCTAGTAATGCATCTAGGGCACGAACAGCAAGAGTACATGGCTTCTCAAAGTCTGAAGGGTCATTGATCATTCCCCAGTTAATAGCACTTAGTGTGCACAATGCAATTTCACCATCAGGATCATCAGCATTCTGCAAAGGCTTTGTAGGTAGATCGATTTCAGTGCATAAATTAGATTGTTTAATCGGTGCAACTTCTGGTAAAAATGATCCATGCTCGTTTGCATGATCAACATTCATAAGATAAATTCGACCAGTATCTTTGCGCTCTGTCAAGAACTGAGAGAAAACTTCAATGGCAGGTAATACCTTTTTACGAATACTTGTGGCACGTTCGTACTTCTCATATAATGTTTTAAACTTATCTTGATCTGAGAAGAATGCTTCATATAGATCTGGCACATCACCTGGTGAAAATAGTGTAATATTACCACCGGTCAATAGGCGCTCATACATTGTTTTATTAAACTGAAATGCATAATCCATTTGACGGACACGGTTCTCTTCAGTACCTTTATTGTTTTTAAGAACAACAAGATCTTCAAACTCAAGATGCCAAACAGGAAGATATACTGTAGCTGCACCACCACGAACACCACCTTGTGAACACGATTTAACAGCAGCAGAAAAATACTTTAGAAACGGGATGAGGCCCGTATGTACAATCGAACCATCACCGACGCGGCTGTCGACAGCACGGATTCTACCCGCATTAATGCCAATGCCAGCTTTTTTAGAAATATAACGTACAACTGATGTTGCTGTAGCGTTAATGCTTTCAAGCGTATCGTCTGACTCAATAAGAACACACGAACTGAACTGCCTCGTAGAAGTACGTACACCAGCCATAATAGGCGTTGGTAAAGAGGTCCCGAACGTCGAAATATCATCATAGTAATCTTTTACCCATTTTAAGCGAGTCTCCTTTGGATAGTCGGAAAATAGTGTTGCGGCAACCAACATATACAATATTTGAGGTGATTCAAATAATGTTTTAGTACGTCGGTCTTGTACTAGATATTTACCACGGAATTGTTCCATACCAACATATGTGAATGTATCATCACGATCATGTTTAATATAATTATCAAGTTGATTTAGTTCATCGCGGGTATAGTTGTCCATGATAGCACCATCATAAACACCCTTTGATACATTTTCTACTACGATATCAACAAGAGGCCAAGGCTCATGCTGGTTATATACATCTTTACGAATCTTATAGTTAACTAAACGTGCAGCTACATATTGGTAATTTGGAGTTGCTTCTGAAATCAATTCAGCTGCAGACTTAATTAATAGTTCATGAATGTCATAGGCAGGTATTTTATCGTATAACTGAATGTTTGCACGCAGTTCAATCTCAGAAATCGATACAGCTGCAATATCAGTGGTTGCCCATTCTAATACGCGGTGCACCTTTTCAAGATCAAACGGTTCAGTTCTACCGTCACGTTTTGTGACGTTAATTATTTTGGTGTTCATAGAATTCTCCGCTTCAATATGTGTATATTATACCACACTATTAGGCTAATGTAAACAGCTTATTCGCTATTTTCTTCAGTTTCTTCAGGCGCCACGGCCGTCTCGTAATATACTATAATTTGTTTTTGTTGTTCTATGTATCTTCGCAATTCAGCGAAGTTAAGAGACAAATTTTCATAGTCTTTTACTGAGATAGCAATATAGGCATCTGCGCCATTCTTAGCTTCAAACTCTTGTCTAAACTCTTCGTAATTTTCGTTTGATACGACATATATCTTAATGTCGTTTAGTTGAACTTGCTTTGGTAGAGGTACTGTAGGTACTACAGTTTTAACAGTATTAGTTACTGTTACTATCTTCGGTTCCGGCCTCATCGAGCTGCACCCCATCAGGGTCAGTGATACCAGCAAGATCGTTCCATAATTGATCAGTCGCATTTTGCATCCTATTTTGAATAAGGCCAGGTTTCTTATTGGCCAAGTGAGTTAAATTATGTTTTTGTAAAGTACTTCTTAACTCATCACCATATTGCTCTGCTCGTCTAAGATTTACACTTAGCTCTGAGTTGAGCTCATTTAATCTACTGTTTTCTGATCTTTCAAGTACAAGTGAAGCTTCACTGGTTTGAACAGCTACTTCCATTCTTGCAACATTAGCCCTAGCGATTTCTAGGTCGTCTCTCATTTTTTTAACATATAGTCCACCAGATACTACTGCACTGGATATAATAAAAACAGCTGCTATTTTAATAGATGAAAACACATACTACTCCTTAACATAATCCTTAAAGCGTTTAAAAGGCTTTTTCTTTAGTTTAGCCTTTTTACCAGGAGATAGATCAACACCTCCACCAGCAACAGCATTAGCAGGAGCTTCTTCTTTTCGAAGTTGATTCTTCTTTGGGGCCATATGAATCCAACCCTGCTGAACATATTTACGAACTTCTTTTTTATCTACCTTTTTGGCTATTTTTGTCACCGGATGCATTACCGTTGCCTTTGTCCCAAGGATTTTAAGATACTTATTTTCGTTCATCGGTATAAATCTCCAGCGGTCACATAGACCATTTGCTTAGTTGCCAAGTGTCTCACCTCATATATAGGAATATCTAATATATGACCGGAAGGTTTTGTGCCTTCAGCGACTGATACGTTAGTACCAGACTTGGCAATAACCTCTGCAGTCTTAGGTGATAAAATATCTTGGTGTAATATGTATACGCCAGGAAGCAGCTGTTCTTCAAGAATAAAGAAATTTTCTTTAACTTCTGGTGTAAAATCTATTTCCATTTTGGAAAGAATATCTTTGATTTCTTCTTCGCTCATTCCTGTTTCTTCTCTTAGTAGAAACAAGGCTGCAGCATATGAAGATAATCTAGATTTGCCAAATGGTAACTTTTCTAGAATTCTTTTAAAATTAAATGCAAGTCTAAAGAATACTGTATATGCATCCTTTTCCTCAGATGTTTTTGCTTTACGAATGCTTTTACCATTGCCATCAATTAGACCTAATTCATATGCATCAGTATCTTTCCAAGGTGTAGTTAACACCTTAATAAACCGGTATGTGTAGTAGAGGTCTGCTACTCTTGATACTGCTGGCATTATAGATTCCTTAACACATTTATAATACGAAGATCTAATGGTATTTCAACGTACTCATCTTCTTTTAAATAATTGAGGTATACCAAAAACGTTTTTAAAGCTGAAAGAGATGTTGGATCTGTTTTAAAGAATACCATTCTCTTCGCATGTTGTATACCAAATACATTGAATAAAACTATAAGATGATTTAGTATTAGCCTTTCTTGTAGTTCGCCGTTACTTTCATAACGTCTCAATAATCGTTTTAAATATTTGAAGCGGTTTAGGTCTTCATAGAACTCTTCCACTTCTGTGCATTGTTTATTGCTATAAAACTTAGAAGCATATAGCATGAAATTATCATTAGTCAGTTCATCAAAGAGTTGCATTAAATAGCCCTACATTAAATTAATAGTATAGGACTATTTATACTTTATATTATCGTTTAACTACGTACTTTAGTACATCAATTAACGATGCTTTTTTCTCACGTTTATCAAGTTCAATATCATGCTCACGACCAAGGGCTTCAAGCTCATCTTTAGTCATAGATTCCAGATTAAGTTTTGGTTCTGGTTTAGGAGCAACAGTTTTCTTTTCGAAACCATTCCACTCATTGATTTGCGCTTCAGACATTTTTCGTCGTTTTAGCATTTC